GGCAAAAGAAGAGCTTGAAAGGTTAAAAAGTATTCAAGAAAACGAAACTAGTTTAATAACTCAATTCGGTCAATTAGAATATCAAATTCAATCTCTTAATCTACAAAAAGAAAAATTAAAAACTAATATTACTGTACTCCAAACCGAAAGTAGTGAATTTGGAAAAACACTACAAGACAAATATGGTGAAGGTACAATTGATATAACATCTGGAGAGTTTATTAAAAACAATTAATTTTTAATTCTCTCTTGAATATTTATAATAAAATAATAATTCCAACACAATGGCAGAAACATTAGTATCACCTGGTGTATTAACAAGAGAGAATGACCAGTCATTTATCACGCAGCAACCTGTACAAGTAGGTGCTGCTCTTGTAGGTCCTACAGTAAAAGGTCCTGTAGAAGTACCAACACTCGTTACATCATACAGCGATTATCAAAATAGATTTGGTACCACATTCGAAAGTGGTAGCTTAGTCTATTCTTACTTTACTTCTATCGCAGCTTACAACTACTTCGCTAACGGTGGAAACACAATGTTAGTAACTCGAGTAGTTTCAGGCTCAGCCGCTACAGATTGGAGTTACTCAAACGCCCAAATCCCAGCAATTGACGCTAGTACGGCTGTTACTTTTGAAGCTATTGATAAAGGTGCGGTTTGGAATAATAATGGTACTATCTTAACAGGTGGTGCTTTAGAAAATGGTAATATTGATAACGTTAGATGGCAAGTTGTTTCTAATAACACAGCATCTGGTGTATTTTCATTAGTAGTTAGAAGAGGCGATGACACAACAAACAACCCAGTTATCTTAGAATCTTGGAATAACTTATCATTAGACCCAACACAACCAAACTTTGTTTCTAGAGTAATTGGTGATACTACATACAACTACAACTCAACTGAAAATTACCTAGAAGTATCAGGTTCATACCCTAACTCTTCAAGATATATTAAAGTAAAAACAGTTAATAACTTAACTCCTAATTACTTAGATAATGCAGGTAATGCTAAAGCCGCTTATGTGGATCTTATCCCAGCAGTAGGTTCAGGATCAGCCGGTGGTGCCTTCTCAGGTGGTACTGGTACTAATATTTCAACTTACACAGCTGGTGGTAATTACTATGAATTAGCAGGTACAGGTGCTGGCGCTGTAACACAAGGTGTTGTAGGTAGTGATTATACAGATATGTTAAACTTATTAGCTAACCAAGATGACTACGCATTTAATGTGTTATTAACTCCTGGTTTATTTAATAGTGTTCATGCTTCACAAACCACTACAGCAATTAATAACACTCAAGGTAGAGGTGATAGCATTTACGTACTTGATCCTATTACTTACGCTGCAACTATTGTTAATACAACAACTCAAGCAGCTTCAAGAAATACTTCATACGCCGCTATGTACTGGCCTTGGTTACAAACAATTGACCCTGATTCAGGTCAAAACGTTTGGGTACCAGCGTCAACAATGATCGGGGGAGTTTACGCATATAACGACAGTGTAAGCGAGCCATGGTTTGCTCCAGCGGGTATCAACAGAGGAGGTTTAGACAACGTAATTCGCCCTGAAAGAAAGTTAACACAATCTAACAGAGATACCTTATACGAAAATAACGTTAACCCAATCGCTTCATTCCCTGGAACCGGTACTGTAGTTTATGGTCAAAAGACATTACAGAGACAAGCTTCGGCGCTTGATAGAGTAAATGTTAGAAGATTATTAATTGCTCTTAAAGGATATATTGGTCAAGTTTCTCAAAACTTGGTATTTGAACAAAATACAGCCGCCACAAGAAATAACTTCTTAGCAGCAGTAAACCCTTATTTAGAGTCTGTACAACAAAGACAAGGTTTATATGCGTTTAAAGTTGTAATGGATGATTCAAATAACACACCTGACGTAATCGACAGAAATCAGATGGTAGGTGCTATTTATCTCCAACCAACTAAAACAGCAGAATTCATTATCCTAGACTTTAATGTATTACCAACAGGAGCTACTTTCCCAGGGTAAGAAGTTTAAATAACGAATATTTATAATAGAATAAAATAAATAACAATGGCAGTATTAGATCCCAACGAAATTTTCTTTACAGCGTTTGAACCAAAACAAGCAAACAGGTTCATCATGTATATGGACGGATTCCCAGCTTATATCGTAAAAGGTGTAGGTGCCGTAACCTTAACTCAAGGCACAGTACCTCTTAACCACATCAACGTTCAACGTTTTGTGAAAGGAAAAACAACTTGGAATACAGTTCAGTTCACATTATTTGATCCTATTACTCCTTCTGGTGCCCAAGCCGTTATGGAATGGGTACGTTTACACCACGAATCAGTAACTGGTCGTGATGGTTATAGTGATTTCTATAAGAAAGACTTAACATTCAACGTATTAGGCCCTGTTGGTGACGTAGTATCAGAATGGATCATTAAAGGTGCTTTAATCACTGATGCTAACTTTGGTGAATATGGTTGGGATACAGAAAACACTGCTATAAACCTTACAATGACAGTTCAACCAGATTACTGTATCTTGAACTTCTAATAAG